AGTGTTGCCGCTCCGTCCGTCCCGACTTTATACTCTCCAATGTGTACATTGGAAAGTCCAAATGTTACTTTATTCCCTGCCATTATTAACCTCCTAGTTTACTTCGTAATATATAACCCACATGTTACTTTCCTGGATGTAATTGTCCTCAGACTTTTGGAACCGGTAGCCCGCGTCCAGAAGAATGCGCTCGATGCGCTGCTCCTCTTCTTCGTCCTTCGTCACAAAATAATATTGCAATTCATAGCCGGGCCGCGTGTAATAGTCCGAATCATCGGCGGAGAAGGATTCCGAACCAGCTCCCCGGTAAACCAAAAAAGGCGGCGCCCAGCCGTCTTCCGCGTTCCCGAATGCAAGCGGGATTTTTAAATCCTTCAAAACCATCTTTTCGTAAAATGTCAAAGCAGTTTTTTCACCTCCTCCTCGAATTTGGCGTTTCCTGCCGCTTCCGCCTTTGTGATGTGGCCATCACCTGTCCAATAGCGATAGGTTCCCACGCCGTTCCGGACAACGTGGCCATTATTCAGCAAATAGGTGAGCTGCGGTTTTGCGGCGTTGTATACAAGCCGTAGCCCGCCACGGTAGCTTTTCTGCTTCCAGCCGCCGGCATAATCTCCGGATTTTCTCGGCGACGTTGCCTTTAGAATTCTTATAGTGTAAGCGGCCGCCTTCTTCGATGCCTCTGCCGTCTTCTCTTTTACTTCCTCCGAATACTCGTCAAGAATCTCGCCAATAACGGCGCTCAATCCTTCCACCTCTACCACGTCACTCATTTTTTTCGCGCTCCGTCAATGTAATTTCGATTGTTTCGCCTTTTACATACGTCCGAACGACGACATATTCCACGCCGTTAATAACCACATGGGATTGGCCTTCGTAGTCCCGCCGATCGGATAGAACTATAACCATAGTTGGCTGCATTCCGGTGGTTGCCGCCTGGTAATACTCTGCCCGGCTCTCGCTCTTCACCTCTGCCCATCGTTCTTTTTCTTCCTCGGTGTGGATAATGTTCCCATACTTGTCCCGGCCGGATTCCGTCCGGCGTATTAGCTTGATTCGCGTATCATACACCGGCGCCGCCTCCTTCCTGGTATTTCTGCATTGTGGCCATGTTATCCCGTAGCATTCTGTAGCGCTTCTGGTACCAGTCTTTGTCGCCGCCGAAATCAAAAGCCGATTTACAAAACAGCTCTACGCAAAACATAACAAGCGGATCCATTTCCGGCTGCTGCCGGATGCCTACCGCTTCCATGTCTGCTTTGGCCGCTGCTATGGTTTGCGTGATTTCTTCATCCGCATCCGTGTGGCTGATTCTTAGCGCCGCCCGGATTCTTTCTGTTTCTGTCATTTTTTCCGCCTCCTAGTTAATCGGCGGGGATTGCTCCCCGCCTGAAAAGATTAAACCGCGGCAAAAGTGACATAGGCACCTGCGCCGGCATCACGCATGCAGCCTTCCACCCGTGCGTAGCCGGAAATAATAATTTTGTGGGTCTTAATATCCCGGTCGTTCTCAATCATGATATCCTGCACCATGTTCAATACAAATTTTGACGTGTCAACAATAAAAATATCGTCCCCGGCGGCAGAATCTTCCTTGACATCGTAGCCCAGTGTGCAGCCGTCACGGAATACCGGCTGGCCGGCAGTGTCCACCATTCCCACAATCTGCTCGAATTTCTTCGCTCTGCTTGCATAAACTTTCAGGTTCGTTCCGCGCTGCACGGATCCGACCGCCTTACAGAAATCCGCAAAGGTCAGGCTCTTTCCCTTGGCCACGGTAACGGCAGCGGTGCCCAGATCGGTTTTCATCTTTGCGAAAATGTCAGTTGCCAGCGCTTCGCCCATGGAGTTGGCCACCTCTGTCGCCAAATAATCCTCCAGGGCGCCCTGGCTCATTTTTGCGGCCGCGTAGCTCAATTCTACAGTCTTCGCGTAGTCCTGGCCCACAAGGGTCACCTTCACGAATTCATTGTCCTCCAAGGTTGCGGCTGTTCCCTCTTCCACCTTTCCGGCTTTTCCGGCTTTTACTTTGGTGTGCTTGGTAACTTCCAGGATCACGCCGGTGCGCTTGATATCGATATCGCCCAGAATAGGGTGGTCGGTGTAGATGTTGTCCCAGATTTTGTCGTCCAGTGCCTTAGGGATTGCGATGGCATCGGTTCCGGCGGTGAGAAGGGTGCTTCTCTGCTCTTCCGTTGCCTCGCCTCTCAGGTTTGCATAAAATGCGGATCTGTACTCTTCGGATGCAATCATTTCTGCTCTTGTCATGTTCTTGTTAGGTCCTTTCTGCGGGTCGCTATTATTCTGCGGGCTAAAAATCGGGGTTCCGAATGTTGCCGCATTTCTTAAATTTTCTTTTCTCTCTTCAATTCGGATTTTCGCCAGGATGCCTTTCGCTTCCTCTGCCAGTTCGTTGCTTCTGACTTCAATTTCTTCGACGGTCATTCTTTCGCCTTCGTCGCCGCCTTCGCCGTCGTCTCCGTCCAGCTGCTCCAGCAGGTCGTCAAGTTCCGCATTGATTTCCTTCAATCTTTTTCTCAGTTCTTCAAGATTCATTAAATTATCTCCTCTCTGATTTCTTTCAGTTTAATTTTTAAAATTTTCCGATGCAGCTCAGCTCTCCTCTGCGCCATTTCTTCTTTTTTGCGGAACTCCTCCGCCTTCTGGATTACTCCATCCATGTATTTTCTCGCCGCGATTTCGGTGCCATCGTTGGCCGGGATCGATACGGCGGAAACATCAAAAACCTTCCGGATGCTGCCCGGGCCCCATTCTATTGTCCGGGTCTCCGTGTTATACGTTGGGCCATCCTTTGGGATGAAGCCCCAGCTCATTTTTGTAATTAGTCCGGCCCGGATGTCTTCCAGCAGTCCACGGCTGCCTTCCGTACTTCCAAGGTCTGCAATCACCTTCAAGCCATGGTCGTCAATTTCTAAATTCAGCGTGCCGTTTGATTGTCTGGCAAACACGCGGCCATTGTGGTCGTACTGCATAATAACGTCCGACATATCACAGCCATCAAAGGCAGCAGCTGAAAAAGATTCATAGACGGGGCCGTCTTCGTCCTCAAAAAAAAGATATGGGCCGAAAGTGGCCGCATAGCCTTCCACGGTTGTCCCGTCCTGCTCCTCTGCTCTTGTCTGTAGTGGCTGCGCCGTTCTATACTGTCGTTCCTTCTTCACCGGCATTTCCTTCTCCTCCTTCTTCCGTGTTGTCGCCCGTTTTTCCGATTTCTTGCGCTTCCGCGTATTCTTTCCGGATGTATCGTTTGTCGCCGCCTTCTACCGGCGCCATGTTGTAGATTTCCAAGCCCTGATTTGTGGTTATAAATCCCCGGTCGAATAGTTGCGTTACGGTGTTCAATTTTTCCGTTGGGGATAGGTATTCAAGGCGGTTCGACGTAAAAATGATTTGATTGCCGTACGCCTGCGCGGTGTCGCTGAATGCCATCTGCGTGTGCACCAACGACGCCTGCAGCGCAAACGGTTCAATTTTCCCCTCATAGAACGCCGCCCATTGGTCGGACGTAAATCGGTTTTGCAAAATTGCCTCATTGACGCCGAAATAAGAAAACACGTTTTCTTTAATTTGCGCCATTTGTTCGGCGTTCACCGTGAACTGCTGGGATTGTACCTGCTGCATACTCTCATATTTCTGGTCTATCATCATCACGCCGCCATTGTTGGCGCTGGATAGGTTCGATTCTGTCAGGCGCCGTCGTTCCTTTTCGATGTCGTCGCCGTTCAGCGTCATGGCTAATTTTGCTATGAATCTAATAAAAGCACTATTTTGCACACCTTCCACGATTCCTTGGTTATTAGTGTTAATGAGTTCCATGGTAGGCTGCAGCACCCGGTTATCTTCCCCGAAAAAATCAGAATTATATAAATACTGATTCAGCACGCCAACCTTTTCACGCTCAACCGCTGCCACACCTGCCGGGAACCGGAAACGGAAATATTCCCGCCCTTTATACTCTATCAATTCCACATTTCGGGGGTTGACCGGGTAGAATCCCGTCACCGTCTTCATATCATCCGCATATAGCGGAATAATGAAGGCGCTGTTCTCAACCATCAGTGTGGTGGCCAGCTTATACAAATACTGCGACGCTACCATGTGCGGGTTCGGTGCCTGCTGAATTCGGCGGGCAAATGTCTCGTTCCCCTTCCCGGTCACCTCGGGTTTTAACTTGCTGCAATGGGTCGCTATGCAGTGGATCGCCGCCCTTGTTAGCTCCATTTCGTATACCCCACCCTCGAAAGATGTGAAGGCTGGGCGGTATGCGTTCATAAGCTCAAAGTAATTTTTAACTTGCTTTTCAATTTTCGTTTTCTTCCGGATGTTGTCAAATAATCCCATTTATTCCACTCCTGAATTTAATCCGATGTATTTGTCGGCCACATTTTGGAGAACCACAAAGCCATCTAATAGTGCGGCCGTTCCGTCGATTCTGTTCCGTTGGTCGCTGCCTTTCACCGGCTGGATGTTGCCGTTGATGTCCGTTTTGACCGACGTATTAAGCAGGCACCATTTGTCAATTGGGTTGTTGTTGTAGATAACCCGGTGGGCCTTAAACTCTGCCGCCAGCTGCTTCATTGGTTCCGATAGCGTATAAACGCCCTGTCGCACCGGCATCATGGACCGGGGCCCGAACGTTCCCTTGTACTCCCGAAGGTCGGCGTCACCAATGTGCCACGGGTCGTAGCCGATAAACGGGATGTAAATCCCTTCTTGCTCCCGTAGCTCTTCGAACCATTCCAGAAAAATGCGTTTATCGCATTTGTTCCCAGGGCAGGTCCTCATGTAGCCCTTTTCGACCCATAGTTTATATGGGGCGTTATCCCGTTCCCGGCGGCTGCCGTTGTTCTGCTCCAGCACCTCTTCCGGTATCCAGTACATAGAACGAACGTATAGCTTCGGATCGTCCGGGCGCTTAAACAGCACTTTGGCCGCGTTTAAGTCTGTTGTATCTGCCGCATCAAACGCTCCAATTCCATATTTAAATTTGATTTCGAAAGTCTCTTCATTGTTCAGTTCCTCATAGGTTAGCCAGCCCGATGCGCTGTTTTGTTTCAAGTCGAAATCCTTCACTAAAACGGTTGGCTTAAAAGTTGCGTCCACTTTTGCTTTTTCCACATTTGCTTTTAATTTTTCGAAACTTTTAATTGTTCCTAATCCCGGATTTGCCTTCATCCACTTTTCTGGATCCGTCCATTCTTTCAGGTTGTCCAGTTCGTAGATGAGCGGTAGAAAATTCTCGTCTTCAATATCGCCCGCCAGCACCCCGGCCGCGTATTCATATTGAGCATCGAAAATACCATTTCGAAAAAATCCGTTTGTCGTGATACAGAATATTAACGGCTGCTCCCGTGCCGTTGTGCCTTGTTTAACTAGGTCATACAAATCACGGTTCTTGATGGCCGCCAGTTCGTCGATGATTGCGCAGTGCACGTCCAGGCCGTCCAGTGTGTTGGTATTGGATGCCAGCGCCCGAATTGTGCCCATATTCGACGGCAGGTAAATGTCACTCGTTCTTTTTCTTGTGTGCTTCCTTAGTAGCGGGCTCATTTCCCGCATTTTTAGCGCCGCCGTAAATCCCAGGTTCGCCTGATCCTTTGCGGTGGCCACGTTGTAGATTTGCGGGGCGCCTTCCCGGTCGTTGCACAGCATGGCCAGTTCGACGGCAGCGCATTCCGTTGTCTTCCCATTTTTTCGCCCCTCAATAATTAGGCATTCGTTGTATTTTCTCTTGTCGTTGTCGTCAACAAATCCGAATAGCGCCTGCAGGCGTGCCTTCTGGAATAGTTCAAGCTCTAGCGGCATACCCAGCCGGCCGGATGGCCTTTTACAAACGGACTCAATAAAAATAATATGCCGGTTTGCCAGTTCCGGGTCGAAATGGAACCGCCCGGGTTGTGCGTAGTCCTGAAGAATCTTGTCCGCCGCCTGCTTCAGTTTTTCGCACGCCGGAATTTTATTATCCAGGACCGCCGAAAAATATTTTTCGATTTCAATCACTTTAGCCCCGTCAGCTTTTGGAATTCGTCAAGCTCCGGAACTTCGGCGGATTCCGGAAGAAATCCCGTCAGCTGCTTAATTGCAGCCGTGTAGTTTTTTATCATCGTGTTATAACTTTTTTGGGCGGGGTTTTCCGTCATAACTTCGAACCCGTTCCCGTTGGTCGTCGTGATCACGGCGCCCTGCTCGTCTACAATGTTTTTCAGTTCGGTCAGTGTGCCGGCCATCCACTCAATTTCCGCCGCCAACTTCTCCCCGAAAACCCGCTGTTCCTCGGGGATCTCATTAACAATTTTTTCTAATTGTTTGGCAAAACTGGGCTTCTTTTTACCTCTTGCCATAATAACCCCCTTTCGTGCGAGAATTCGTCCCGCGTCAAAATTAATGTACCCTCCCCAACGGTCCTCCCGGGGTGTTCTTCACCCCGCCCCCTGGGGGGGGTTAGCGTTGATACCTTTCAAAAAATTTTTCGGATAGTGCAATTTCGAAGGTCTCGTTCCGCCTCCGTTCTCTCCGGATTCGTTCCCGGCAGTCTTCCGGCGTGCTGTTCATCTCGATCAGGTCGGCGCCCAGCCGTTCTGCCAGTTCCTGCCGCTTCCCTTTAATTGGTTCCGCGATAATGATCCATACGTTCCGGCAGTCAATGTCCTGCCCCTCTGCCTGGTTGTCTTTCTGGTGTGCCTGCTCTTCTATTTGTTCATAGATCCAATCCCGCAACCGTATCGAGAACGCCAGCAGGTTATTATCCTTTCGGTTCCCGGTCCATCCCGTTGCATACCGTAGCGCGTCCAGATCCACAACCAAATCAAGCGGGTGCCGATGCCGTGCCACATACTCATGCCGTCCGGATCCTGGCGCACCGTTAACGATGTGCCGCCCCTGGTTGTGAAGCTGGCCATCATCGTCCACATAGCACCCACGCTGTAGCACGTGCACCGGCGCATCCTGCTGATGTGCTGCCAGTATCATGGCGCGGTGTACAGCAAAATGGCAATCCCTGCATAGTAGCTGCAGGTTGTCATGGTTCAGGGTGATTCGTGGATCCGTAATAGTTGCCAGCGTGATTGGCTCAATGTGATGGACCTCGTGGCCAATCACAGCCCCGCACCTCTCACACCTGCCGCCGTCTTCCTTGATGCGCTTCTGCACGTATGCCTCCCGGCAGGCTTGCCATTCCTTGGAATGGTAAAAGCTCTTTGCGTATTCTTTCGCCATTTAATCAATCCCGCACAATTTCCGCTCGCGGGCAGATAATTCGATTGTTACGCCGTCCACGGAATTCCATCTACGGCGCCGGCGCTTCTCTGCCTCTGCCTCTGCCTCTGCCTCTGCCTCTGCCTCTGCCAGCCTATCTGCTGCCGATCGATTAAGCAAGTACCCGCCACCATATACGCTTTTGTTTGCCGGCTGGTTATCCAGTTTATTAATCCGGTGCAGGTCGTCAAGGCTGAAGCTGATATCGATCCCGTAGTTCGCCAAATAATTCATTTTGGCCGCCGTCAGCAGCTGGGGCGGATAATTCCACGATGTCATATTCTTAATCTTTTTTGCCTTCTGCCGGTTCTCTTCGTTGGCTGCATTGATCGCATTCAGCAGCTCGGGATCCGTCCGAATTCCGGCAGGTTCCAGATTCGTGGCGAAAGATGTCCGGACCGTTGCGCCGTTCTCGTAGGTGACGGCAGCGCCCAGGCAGATGTGCATCTTCTCCCGGTAGTTTGTTCCGATTACCGTGGACATGCCCGGGGTGAACAAAAACCACTTGATTCCGTTTTCATTGTAAAAATCCATAATCTTCCGCAATATCGAAAATGGTGGATTATCCACCACAACCTTCCCGGTGTAGTCCTCTGCCTGATAATCTCCACCAGGATAGAATGGCCGGACGAATGTTTCCGGATCCAGCCCGTACCGTTCCGCAACGTAATCGCGCACAACGTTGTAAATGTTTTCCGGCGTATAACAATCGTCGGTCGTCAATTTTGGTTTTGCCGATTCCACTAATTCTTCATAGGTTTTATTAATTGCCATTTTGTTCTCCAAATTTATGCAAAACGAAATACGGCTCAGCCTTTCGGCCTGCCGTACTTCGTCAAAACACATTATTTCATCTGGGGGGATGTTCCAATGTTCACGCTATTATTATAGCACAATTTCTCGAATATTTTGTTATATCTTTTCAGAAAATAAATCTAATTGCAATGAAAAAGCCGCCATGGCGGTGATGAGACCACGGCAGCTCTTTCATTCGTCTAAAAAAATCCTTTGGAAAGAATTATAATCTGTCCGTTAGTATTATACCAAATTAGTCCAGCATGTTCAAGATTAATGATGCGTTAATGATGCGTTAAGTTGTTGCGCTTTGCGTATTCTTCAAGCGCTCTCCGGCGGATTTGGCGAACGTAGTCCTTCGCATACCCTAGGCGGTCGCCGGTGACGTCGTCACGATCGCGGCGCATATAGTAGGCAACCAGCACATCCCGGTGCGTTGGCTCCAGCTTGTCCAGCTCTGCCAGAATCTCCCGGTTGAGCTGCATCCAGTCCCGGACACGCTCTTCCAGTTTGCCTTGTTCCTCCATCAGTTTGATGATTGTGCGATCCATGCGGTCGTGTTCTGCGCTAGTCTGCACACGCTCACCCGTTCCGCTGGTGCCCGCTGCTGTTGCAATCGTTTTCAGTTCTTCGATGCGGTTGCACAGAATAGAAATCTGCGTTCTCGCCTCTGCCAGCTGCATCAACCGCTTGTGTGCTGCGTATGCTTCGTCCGTCATCCCTCTACCTTATCCTTCCTGCTTATCCATCGTCTCAATTATAACTCTGGTGCTATCTTTTCGCCCGTACTGCTTCCGGATTACGGCCCCGGCAATCTGGCCGTCGTCTTTATAGGCCACGCCGTTCAGGGCATCCGCCACGCCTTTCATCAGGTTGTCCAGGTCCGGCCGGCAGGTCGGGCACATTCCCCGGCGGATCACCTCTTCCCGCCGTGCCTTGCTCCAACTTTTCGGCGGGGCGAACGTGAACGTTAGTTCCATCAGCAGCGGCACCCCTTCCGGGAATTGTTTCCCGCCGGCCTTGCTTCTCCGATATGCCAGAACAACGGATTGCTCGAAGGCCATCGTCTTCCGTGGCGTGTAGGCGTATCCCTTTTTTGTTACCCTTGGGCGTGCCTTTGGCACCGGACGGCCCGGAACGTGGAACACTACTCGCATTCTTCCGCCTCCTCTGCCTGGGTGTTGTATGGTACTATTTTCACGTCGAACATCGTCTCCATTTCCCGGGTTCTGCTTGCTGCTTCCATCGCTGTTTTTTCCGCTGCTATGTTGTTGGCCATCCCGGCATCGTCCCACGTGCCCGACATATATAGCCGATTCCCTTCCCAGTTCGGTAGGTTTGGATCAATTACCCGGTAGATTCTGTAGCACTCTTTCCCGTCTTCGCTGGCTGTTTCCAGCTGCCATATTGGGAATGATTCCGTTTTTTCGCGTTCTTTCCGTTTCTGGCGGCGCCGCTCTTCCAGCTCTTCCAGCGTGTTCATATCGCTCAGCACGTCCAGCGGTCTAACTTCTAGCCCCTTGATGACAGAGTCTTCCAGAGCGCGGCGCATCGTGTCCCACATGTGCGCATAGTTCCAATCTTTGTTCACTCTTCTACCTCCATTTCTTCCAACTCTTCCAGCATTTCCAGCACGTCCTGGAAGGCATCCACCTGCCCCTGGTGGAAGCACTTCATGCCGTTCCTGTTCCGTTTCCGGTCGTCCTCATAGTCCTCGGTTGCGAATTGTAACCGCTGATTAATCAGTTCCCGTATATCGTCGATATCTATCCGCATAGGTCCGCCCGTCCTTTCCGCTTCTTTTCCAAAATCCGGCGCTGCATTTCTTCCAGTTCCCGCCGGTCCTCTTCTGCCTCTGCCTGCCGGATTGCTTCCAGCTCCCGTTCTTTGTGATCGGCACAGTCCTCGGAAATCCAGCCAAGCAGCCATTGGAAGTCGTCCATCATGGCCGCATTGGCCCGGCCAACCTTGTAGCGGCTCAGCCGGTGAATGTAGCGCGTTATCTGATTCGGGATTCTGTTCTCCAGCTCTTCCAGTTGCGCCGGTGTTAGCTTCACGTTTTTATTCGGCCCGCACAAAATCGTGGCAGCCTCTGCCCTGCCGTTTTGATCCTCAGGCAGAGGGACGCCCCCCGCCTGGGTGGAGTTTTCCACAGCTTCGGGACCTTCCTCGCGCGCGCCCGCAGTGTGTGTGTTTATATTTATATTATTAATATTATTATTATATATATTATTGTGTGTCATTTTTGCACCATCTGGTGTCATTTTTGCACCATCTGGTGTCATTTTTGCACCATCGATGGTGTCATTTTTGCACCATGCACGGCGGGCATTTCGGACCATTTCCCGGTCCGTCCGATACCGGAAACGATTATATCCAACTTCATTTTTTTCAATGTATCCGGATTCCGTTAAGTCTTTCAGGATGCTGATTACCTGCCGGCGCTTCACGCCTGCCCATTCTGCCAGGTAGTCGATGGATCCGGAATAGTAGCAGTTACCAGTCTGCGAAAATCCGTAAATGGTGGCGTACACCATCAGGGCCGCACCGGATAATCCCATTTCGGTCCGCATCCATCCCTGAATTAATATATAATTTTCATCACTAATATGTTTCTTGTTCATGTCATGCACCTATATATAATAAAATTAGTGTTATTAGTAAAGCCAACCGGCAGCGTTATGGCGTGGCTAATTTTGCGCCTTAAAACGGCACGTCGTCCATGCAGGCGCTGAAGGCGTCCGGGAAATCCGGATCGCCCTGCGGCTGTCTTGGTTGTCTCTGCTGCTGTCCCTGCTGGTAGCTGTTTCCGGATCCGGCAGAGGCTCCGCCCGTCTTGGATTCGCAGAATTCGTGGCGGGACACGATGCAGTCCGTGGCGTATGCCTTCCGGCCTTCCTTGTCTTTGTATGTGCTGGTGTGCATCTGTCCTTCTACAATGATTTTCATGCCTTTGTGCAGGTACTTCTGGGCAAACTCTGCCTGCCGGCCGAATGCCTTACACCGGAAAAAATCCGTTGTATAATCGCCGTTCTGGCTCTTATAGTCCCGCTGTACCGCCAGCGTATAAGTTGCCACGGCGGTTTGGTCCTGGTTATTCAAATAGCGCAATTCCGGCGCGGCTGTTAGCCGCCCGGAAAATATAACTTTATTCATCTCCTGCTCCCCTCTGGTGTGCTTCAAATACAATTCTTTGCGCCGCTTTCTTTGCGATTTGTTGCAGCTCTTCCTTCATCTGAAACGACGGCGAAAAATACAATAATGTATCACAGATAATCGATCGCGCTATTAATTCGAAAAAATTTCTTGTTTTTCTTTCAACTGCTTCTCGTTCATTGCATACGATTTCATAAAGTTCAACGTCTTCCGAATCCATCCAAGGCGCTTCCCCAACGCCAGAGACTAACGTCCGCGCCGTTCCATTTTCTGTTAGAATGTTAATGCTTGCCACAACTTTGCATTTTTCGGCAGAATTAACATTAATATTTACGTCTGCGCGCAATTCCATTATTATGGACGCGTTGAAAAAATTCCCATTTTCCAATTCTACAAATTGCGCCATGCTTCGCCCTCCTTGTCTTTAGCTTTTTCCGCCTCTGCGAAAGCCTCGCCTATAAATCTAATCATCTCTGCATACAGTTCTTTTTTCAGCTCTTCCAGCTTTCCGGGAATGCACGAATTGACGAATACTTTCGCTATGCATTGCGTTACGGCAGCGTACTCTTCAATCAGTTCTTTTGTTGATCCGTCCATTGAAACTTTTACTGCTTCATTCTTTCGAATAAATTTCGGCGATCTCATTGCTTTAATCATTTTTTTACTCCCCCATTCTTTTCACTGTTTTAATTGCTTCTTTAATGGCTTCCATGTAAGTTTTATCAATTTCAAACTTCAAGGCTGCCGCAAACTCTTCGTGTTGTCCATCCTTGCAATTGTGCATACAGATTTTTGCGATGTGATGCAAGAGCGAAAAAAAATTCCGGGATTACCTCATCTGGGGCTCCGCAAATAGCGGCGTTAATTTTGCCGTCTTTTTCTGTTTCTATTTTTATCATGTTTTTTATTCCTCCAATTTTTTCACGGTGATATTGAAACCGCGGATAATATTCCGCTTCATAAAATCCTGGTAGGTGTCTTGTAAGTCGCTAGCCCATTGCATTGCGTTTTCGCGGTTTTCGAACGGCCTTGAAACTTTTGAAGTCCTGCCATTTCTTAGCGTCACGACTGTTTTGAGCTGGTATTTTGCGGCCTTCTGGCTCTCCATTTTATTCTCCTCCATATATAAAAACGGGGAAAGCAGGAATACACTGATTCTATTTTTTCGAGCTTTATGAAGTTTGTGAATATTGTATTTTAAAAAGAGCTTATGTTAATGGCCAAAATGTCGCCTTCCCCGTCTTTAGCGTGTTATAGTGTCGTCACAATTCCCCAAAGGATTGTAGCGACCATCAGCAGGGTTCCCAGCCCGCCGCCGATATACATGCCAATACCGTCAATTCGATCGGCCCATCTTTCGTTTTCCTCTTCGTCTTCGAATTCCTCCGGAGTCTCGTTCCGGATGTATTCGAACGGCTCCAGAATTTTCACCTTCTCCATTATCTGCCTCCCAGATACTCCCGGACTTTTTCCGGGTATAATACATAGCAATAACGCTTGTTGCCTTCCTTGGTTTTGAAGGCAACCCCAAACGGGAACAAACCGCGCTGCAATCCTACCCGGATCGTTAACGGGCTAACGCCAATAATTCCAGCTGCTTCTTTAATCGTCATGGATCCGCCCTCCTTGTCTCATCGGCAAACGCCTGCCAGCGATGCGTCGGCGAAATGTCCCATTCTGCCGGCGACAAGAATCGGTCGGAAATGCCGCACCGTCGAATGGGGCCGCC